AATAAGTAATATTTCCTACATATTACTTAATTAAAAAAAGGGGTAAGAAATTGCCCCTTTTTTTATATTTATTACCAAAGGATTATATTATGTCAAACGATTATGAAATATTCAAAGGAAAATCATTGTCGTCATTGTTTCAAGATATTTACGAAAATCAAAACTATAACAGAAAACAATTAGATGTCTTAACTAGAAATATTACTTCTATGATTAAAGACGGGGATACAGCTGTTCAAATAGTTCCTATGATTAAAGAGTATTTAGAAATCAATGTTCGTAATGATGAATTACTAGTAAAACTAGCTAGTATCGTGCAGAAAATTATTTCTACTGAAAATAAAGGTGAATCTGAAAGTGAGTTTGGTTTGTCTGAAATAGAAAAACAAGAAATAATGAATACTATCTTAGAACACGATACAAAAGATTTACAAGAAACATCTGACAAAATCAGAAAAGATATAGAAGCAAAACAATAAAATGCCATACCGAGTTTTTAAAAACAAATCAAATACAAGAATTGGTGGCCCACTTATTAATAAAATTAAAGGTGAGGTTACATCTTTAATACGCGAAAATCAATATGATTTTTACGAATTAGAACCATTTGAAGTTCAAGAAGTTTTGTTAGATAAAAAATTATTTGAAGGACAAGGAGCACTTGATTCTAAATATTACGGAGCAGTTCGTGGTAGATTTATCAATGATTCAAATCAAGCAGTTCTTGATAATGGTGGTGATGGTTATGTTTTACCAATGGACTCACATATTAAAAACTATCCTGTAATTGGAGAAGTTGTTGTGTGTGCAAATTTTTTAGGTAGAACATATTATACCAACATATTAAATTGGAGTAATAATCCAAACAATAATATTCAAGCTGGAATATCATCAAACCAAAAAGTTAATTTACCAGCAAGACCACAAATTACAACTGATTCGGATTTTATAAATCCTGTTGTTTCAGAACCCGGTGATGTAGTGATTGAAGGTAGATTTAACAATCACATTGTATTAGGAAAACAAAACGAAGTTGGTTCTTCAATCAAGTTAGTAGCAGGTAGTGATATAGATGAACCAAATAATATTAATAAATCTGAAGCCTCTATATTTATACAAGACGGAGGTAGTGTCACTGTTGATAACCCAAATAAAGCATATCCAGCAACTATTGTTAGTGGTGCAAAAATAGTTTTAAATGCCGATGATATCTTGATAAATGCAAGAAATAATCTAAAATTAGTTGGTGGAGATTTAACAGAAGTTATTGGTGGAGATTTAGAACTTAAACACAATGCCGGTGGAAAAATTTTCACAGGTGAAACAGAACAATTTATAGAAGAATTAAGAACCAGAGTTAGAAAAGAAATCCGAGAAGAAGTTAACGAACAAGTTGAGTTGTTAAAAAATACCGCAGATATAGCAGTAGAAGAATATAATAGAGTGATAAAAGATATTAAAGGGTTAGATGACAAAGTAAAAGATGCTGTAAAAGATGTCAAAAAGAAAATAGAAGCGGTTAGAAATACATCATTTACTTTCAACGCAGAAAAGTTTACAAAAACACAACAACAAATAAATACTTTATTATCAAAATTAGGTTCAGCACCACCAACTGACCCTGTTCTAATTGCTAGATTAGTAAAAGAGTTAATTGATGTGTTTAGAAGTTTTCAAACATTAGATTTTTTAATACAAGATATCGTAACAATTGAAAAGAAAAAGTAGGAGTAAAAATGAAATCGAATAAATTAGTATCATTGATAAAAGAAGTTGTCAAACAAGAGGTTAAAAAACAGATAACCGATATACTTATTAATGAAACAAATATTCCCAAAGCAAAACCAGTAATTAAGAAAAAAGTTAAGCAACAAAAGTTCACAGATAACCCAACACTTAACAAAATTCTAAACGAAACTGCACAAAGTCCAAAAGATATGGAAGAATACCCAACATTTGGCGGGGGAACTTTTGACTCAAGTCGTATGACCGAAATGTTAGGATACGGCAGTGGTTTAGGGAATAAAGAAGTTAAACGAGAAGTAGCGGCCGCAAGCACTTTACAAAGTGCCGGTATGACACCAGACACAGCACCAGAGCACTTAACAAACGCACTGACAAGAGATTATTCTGGTTTAATGAAAGCTATTGATAAGAAAAAAGGTAAATAATGGCAAGTGCAAGAGAAAACGATTTAAACCCAGATATTTTTATAGGGTTAAAACTTCCTTTCAACAGAGATAAATCAGGTTTGTTTGGTAGAACACAAACAACATTGGAACAAGCAGGTTCTAATATAAAAAACCTTTTATTAACTGCTAAAGGTGAACGAGTTATGCAACCTAACTTCGGCTCTCGTTTAAGAGAATTATTATTTGAACAATATACAGAAGATTTATCATCAAGAATACAAGAAGAAATACAAGAAGCAATATCTACTTGGTTACCTTACATAAATATTGCTAGTGTAAATATAATTCAATCAGATGAAGACCCAAACACAACAAGTGTTGATATTGACTTTTCATTGAATTATGAACCAGACAAATTTGAAAGTATCACTTTAAATTTAGGTGGAGATTCAGAATCAACAAGCACTTCTGGTGGTGGAGGATATTAGGAGTAAACAATGGCATACGGAACATCAGCTAACAACAAAAACAAAGAAGTAAGATATTTAAACAAAGACTTCTCTCAATTTAGAAATAATTTGATTGAGTTTTCAAAACAATATTTTCCAAACACATATCAAGATTTTAACGAATCATCACCTGGTATGATGTTTATTGAAATGGCATCTTATGTAGGTGATGTTATGTCATATTATGTTGATTCACAATTCAAAGAATCTTTATTAGGGTATTCAGAAGAATTAAGAACTTTATATTCAATGGCTCAATCATTTGGATATAAACCAAGATTATCTGCACCTTCAACAACAACATTAGAAATATTCCAATTAGTTCCTTCAACAGGAACCGGTAATAATGTAGCACCAGATTATAATTATGCATTAAATATTAAAGCCGGAACAAGAGTAGAGACAGCAGACGGAGTGGTGTTTAGAACAATTGAAGATTGTGATATGAGATACACATCAGAAAGGTCAAAAAGAGAAGCGGAAATATTTGAAAGAGATTCTGCAACAGACACACCAACATTTTGGTTTTTGAAAAAAAATGTAAGAGCACAAAGTGGTAATATAACTAGTGAAGATTTTACATTTGGTGGAGCAAAAAAATATGATAAACTTTTATTATCTAATTCAAATGTAATTGAAATTATAAGTTGTGTTGATTCAGACGGAAATACTTGGTCAGAAGTTGATTCGTTAGCACAAGATACTATTTTTGACGAAGTAGAAAACAATTCAAATAATGACCCACTATACTCAACATATTCTGATTCAGTTCCTTATATGTTAAGATTAAAAAGAGTTTCTAGAAGATTTGTAGCTCACAAAAGACCAGATTCAAAAACAGAACTAAGATTTGGAGCTGGTATTTCAGATAATGCTGATGAAGAAATAATTCCAAATCCAGATAATGTAGGTTCAAACCTACCTGGTAATCCAACAAAATTATTTGAATCATTTGACCCAAGTAATTTTTTAAAGACAAACACTTACGGACAAGCACCTTCCAATACAACATTAACAATAACTTATCAATTTGGTGGTGGAGCACAAGACAATGTAGCGGCTGGTAGAATTAATAAAATAACCGGTATTACATTTGAAATTGATGAAACAAATTTGGTATCTTCAACTACGAGTTTTGTAAAAACATCAGTAAGAGCTTCCAATATTGAAGCGTCAAGTGGTGGTATGGGTGCAGAAAGTGTGGAAGAACTAAGAGAAAATATAAAAGCATTTTTCCAAGCACAAAATCGTGCTGTCACAAAAGATGATTACATTGTTAGAACATATGCATTACCTGACAAATATGGAAACATAGCTAAAGCTTATATTGTTCAAGATGATGTATTATCTGAAAACGAAGAACAAGAACCACAACCAAATCCACTAGCACTAAATTTATATATTTTAGGATTAGACACAAATAAACATTTACAAAATGTTAATGATGCAGTAAAAGAAAATTTAAAAGTTTATTTATCAAGATTTAGAACCGTAACAGACGCAGTAAATATAAAAAATGCTTTTGTAATTAACATTGGTGTTGATTGTAATATAACTACAAGAGGTGGTTATGACCAAGAATTAGTTATGGCTAATGTTAATGAAAGAATTAAACAATTTTTTAACATTGATAGATGGCAAATAAATCAACCAATCGTATTATCAGAATTACAAACAGCAATAATTAATGATGTTGAAGGAGTATTATCAGTAAATAATATTACTATAACCAATGATGATACTTATTCATCAGCGGCTGGTTATAGTGGTAATAGATATAACATAGGTTCGGCAACAATAGATGGAATAGTTTATCCAGCTAAAGACCCAAGTATATTTGAGGTTAAATTTCCGAACACAGACATAACAACAGCGGTTGACGCAGGAGAAGGATAATGCATTTATTTGAATTTGCAGAAAAAGACGCAACACTTTACGAGGGTAGTGCTACTCAAAGTAGAAATACAGGTTTAGATGAAATATTAGAAGTTCGCAAAGATATGAACGCAGATGGTTCAGTCGTAAATGTATCTAGAGCACTTATAAAATTTAACCTAACCAATATATCAGAATCAATTGTGGCAGGAACTATTCCTGAAAACGCAAGATACTATTTAAATCTATTTGATGCTAACTCAAAAGAATTAACAACAAGTCAATCATTATTTGCTTACCCAGTTAGTCAGTCTTGGGTTCAAGGTGATGGTAGATTCTTTGACCAACCAGCAACTACTGATGGTTGTTCTTGGAGATATCGTGACGGAGAAACAACCGGAACACAATGGATTAGTGGTTCAAATAATACTGGTGGAACTTGGTTTAATCAATATGAAGCATCCCAATCATTTAATCACGAGACAACTGATATGAGAATGGATGTAACTGATATTATTAAACTTCAGTTAAGTGGTTCTATTGCTAATGAAGGATTTATCGTAAAACGCTCAGGTAGTATTGGTAATACTTCATCATCATTAGATGAGGGAAGCACAGAAAGACTTGGACATTTTGCATTCTTTTCACGAGATACACATACAATTTATCCACCAAAGTTAGAAGTAGAATATGATGATTCATCTTTTAACACAGGTTCATTATCTACATTAAGTTCAGATGATATTGATGAAGTTATGATTTATATGAAAGGTCTAAGACCAGAATATAAAGAAAAATCAAAAGTTAAATTTAGAGTATATGGTCGTGAAAGATTTCCAACAAGAACTTATTCAACAAGTTCTCAAAATCTAACGGTAAAATTTATTCCAAGTCAAAGTCAGTATTCAGTTAGAGATGCTTTGACAGAAGATGTTATTATTCCATTTTCAACAGGTTCTTATTTAAGTTGTGATGGAACAGGAAACTTTTTCAGATTAGATTTAAATGCGTTTCAACCAGAAAGACACTATCGTTTTCTTTACAAAGTAGTTAGTGGTAGTGGAAACACAAGAACGGAACACATTATAGACAATGACCATATATTTAAAATAACGAGGTAAACTAATGCCTTTCACGGAACAAGAATTACAAAACTATCAGTTTTATCTACAATTAAAAGAAGAACGAGATAAAAAATATCAAGACTTTTATGAGGAAGCCATATCTGAATCAGATTCCACTACAAGAAATCATTTATTAGTAAAAGATACCAATACATTGTATAGTTTTGAAGATATTGATGAAGAAAGAAGAAAAGAAGCACCATTTGGTAGAATTGGTTTAGATGATGAAAATCATTATGTTTACAAAGTAAATCAATATCCTACTTTTGTAAAAAATGAAAAATTTGAAGCAACTATTGATTCAGAAATAAATAGTTTAATTCCATTAGCACCAAGTTTACCAACAGCAAGACTACACAAACAACCAGATGATAATGTTTTATCACCAAAGAAAAACGGAGTGGGTTTTACAATATTAGGGCCTTCAAGGGAATTACCTAATGTTAGAACAAACGGATACACAATTGATTTAGTTAATGGTGATGTTATTGGAGCTTCTAATTGGAATACTAATGAGGGTTTTGGTTTAAATCTATATTTTCTAGAGGAAAATCGTAAAAGAAGATTTCCATCAATGAAAGTTTTTAAATCTTATGTTGGAACTTTAATAACTAGACAATACGAACAAGAAATCATAATTATCAATGAAGATGATTTAGACCTTATACTAAATGGAAAACCAATGCAATTCAATGTAGGTTAAAAATATGTCAAAACAATTATCAAGATTAAAACCAAACGATTACGACATTCTATTTGAAGGTAGTCATAAAATACCTGGTAAAATAACAGGAGTGGATTCACCTGAATTTGGTAATTCAGGAGCAGACTATATTGAAATGGTTATATCAACAACAACAGGAGTTTTTTTAGATTCATTTGTTATAGCTAGAGGTCAAGAATGTCAAGGATATAAAAAAGATGACGATACATTCAGGATAAATCCTGGTTTGTTTTTAAGAGAAAAAGGATATTTTTCTGGTGAATACAATATTGAATTTAATTTTTTAAGAGAGGTAGCCGGTTCTGAACAAGGTATATTGGTTGACAACAAAAACATAATATATAACGGAACAAGATTTGTTAATGATGACGGACTAATTTATAAAGGTGGAGAAGCAAACCCAGATGAATTAGAAACAGATGAATTTTTATTAAGAGAATTTGACAACAAATATTTTATTGAGGAAATATCAGCAGACAGAACAGAATTAAGATTAGGAACATTACCGATAAATAGTTTGGTATATCAACAAGAATTTAAAGGTTTAGGTTCAGACAATGTAGTTTTAACTTATGATAATGATTTAAATGATACTGGTCAAAATAAATTTCAAATCCCAACATTGGCTTCAAATTCATTACCGGAAAATATCATTGGTGGTAAATTATCCATTAGTGATGCTTTTAGAATACCTGGATTAAACTTTACCAACGATACATTTAATGCACTAACCGGTATCAACGCCGACACTCCTTATGAAAATGGTGTTGCTGGATTACACACTTATGGTATGTCTTTAAGAAATGTTTCAGAAGCTGTTAGAAATGGATTAAAACGACCTAATTGGGATAATAACGAAAGACATAGTGCAGTTTATGGTGGTGATAATGATTTTTATAAAGGTGTAATAACTAATAATTTCTTTGGTAATAGTGATAATGGTAATGCATTACCATCAGCTAAAGGTAGGACTCGTAATGGTTATGACCGAACCGAGATTTTACAACTAGTAGAAAATAACGATAGAGAAGGTATAAGAAATCTTTTATTTCGTGATATAGGAACTGGAACAAATGAAAATTATAGTTTTATTGGTATGGCTGAGTCTTTTATAGCAGGAAAACAAGCTAACCCTGACGACCAATGGTATGACGGAGCGGCAACTATCGGTTGGACTTCATATCGTAATCTTGGGTTTCCATTATGGATTCGTTGTAATGATTCAGAAATAGTAAAATTTAAAAATCAAGATGGTATTGAAAGTTATTTCACAATTAAAGTTAGTGGTAGAGCAACCACAACTGATGCATCACAACAATTAAGAGATTATGAACCTGTAGAATATACAGTTGACTTTGAAGGAGAAAATTCATTTTTTATAATTCCAAGACATCCAAATTATAAAAGTAAAAATAAAGTAGGTGGTAATAATCAAGATGATATTCAAGGTGCAGTATTTGATATAGATATGGATTTCACAATTAAATTTGGAAATGTGGAAAGAACATTTTCATTTTCTAAACCATCAGTATTTAATGTAGTTCCTGATGATAACAATAACAAAGCTAGAGAACATATAGAAGGTGGGTTTTTATAATGAGTAATTTTAATTTTGAATACGGCCCTAAATGGATAGAGGAAAATGGTTTATACACCTTTGTTGTTAGTAATACTGAAAAATCACCAGTAATTGAAGTAAAATCAGATTTTAGTTTTTTACCTGATAGTGCATACAATCCAAGTTTTAAAACAATTAAATTCACCATAACAAATGATGACAACGGAACAACACTAAATCAATTTACAATTAGTGGTAAAAATAAAATACAATTTAATTTAAATGAATCTAATGTCGGTGATTATAGGATTCAAGCAAATATCACTTATCAATTTTATATTCAAGGTGAGGACAGACCAGATACCCAAACCGCTTTATTAGAAAGTTCTTTTAAAGTAGAAAGTGAGACAACAGAAACAGGTGGTGGTAGTGGTAATGGTGGTAATGGTAATGGTGGTAGTGGTAATGAAGTTCAACCATTTACACTTCCATTCAACACAATCATTACTGGTGTTGATAAAGATTTGAATATAATTACTACCAAAGATGATAACGAAATCAGTAATTTAGAACTACCAGATATACTAAACATTGAAAAAGTAGAAAAAACAAAAAATTATGCAATATCATATAGTGCAGTAGATTATAAAAATTTAAATGTATTGTTAAATTCTAATGGTATAAAAACTATCATAACCAATACAGACATTGATGTTGAAAATACACCAATAGACCCTTATTCAGTAGTATTGAAATTATATGAACCATTACCAACAAATACTTTTGTAAAAGATAAAGTTAATGTTGTTAAAGAAATGGCAGAACCTATTCGTGAAACTATACGACTAGCACCATTTAACGATGCGGATTTAGGAGATAGATTCCTATATGAAGCAGACGATACATCAATAGACTATATAAATAATTTAAGAACAAGTAATCAAAGTCAAAATGATTTATTTACTTCTGAAAATTATATTTCTAGTTCTTTGTTTGACGCCGTTTTAAGTGGTAGTGTTTCTGCTAATGTAAATGTTGATTATAATGATTATGGTAATTTTTCTATATTTGGTTCGGTAGAAAAAAGATTACAAAACTTTAGAACTAAATTATTAGATTATGAATTTTATTCTAAAGAAAGTGGTTCACTAGCCGCACAAACAGCTAGTGCAGTGTTTAAATCTGAAATCGTTAGAAATGAAGAATTTAAGAAAAACATTACAAACAATTTTGACCATTATGAAAAGTATTTATTTTATGAAAGTTCATCTTATGCAAGTTCTTCATTTGGACAAGAATTTGATACAAGTTGGCCAAAAGAAAACTCAACAAAACCACATAATGTGTTGAGTGTATCTTCATCAGCGGCTACAACTTGGTATAACAACAACACAACTTCTGCATCTTTATACGATAAAAACAATCCAAATCGTTTAGTGAACTTAATTCCAGAACACATCAAAAGAGATTCTGAAAATCAACCATTTTTAGATTTCTTGGATATGGTTGGACACTATTATGATAACATTTGGATTTATGTAAAAGCAATGACAGATACATATGATAGACGAGAAGATTTAACAGAGGGTTTATCAAGAGATTTAGTATGGACGGTTTCAAATGCTTTTGGTTGGAAACAACCATCAGGAACTGAAATCACAGAACTACATAGATTGTTATTAGGACAATATTTAAGTGGTTCATTTGGTTCAGAAGAATACAAAGAATATTCAGAATTATCAAGTAAAGAAATACAACAAGAAATTTGGGGTAGAGTTTTAACAAGCATGCCTTATATTTTAAAAACCAAAGGAACAAAAGAGTCAATTGAAGCTCTTGTTAATGCTTATGGTATTCCACCAACAATTTTAAAGGTTAGAGAATATGGTGGAGCAGATAATAAAGATTATCAACCAACATTTGAAATACAAAGAAGATTTACAAAAGCACTTGACTTTAAAAATAGTCAATATATTCAAACACAATGGAAAGAAACATCAGGTAGTTTAAGAGAACCAGACACTATTGAGTTTAGATTTAGAGCGGCGTCAAGTAGTAATCAAGTATTGTTAGCTAAAAATATTGGAAATGAACAAGGGTTTGCTGTAAGATTGTTAGAACAAGGTTCAACCACAGACAATAAAGGTAAAGTAGAATTTTTATTAACAAGTTCATTAGGAACAGCAAGTGTAACTTCATCTTTATTCCCAGTTTACAATAAAGAATTTTGGTCGGTAGGTATTACAAGAGAATCAAGTAGTGGATACAATACACTATCACCAGCACATAGAACCGGTTCTTACAATGTGTCTCAAAGTTTTAAGTATAATTTATTTGTAAAACAATATGAGTCTGGTAGAAGTAGAATATTGTATGATTCTTCAACATCAATGATACTAAGTGGTTCAACCACAGGAACAGGACTAACTTCATCACTACATAACGGACAATGGACTGCAAGTGGAGATATTTTCTTTGGTTCAACAGGTTCATTTGGTGACTTAGGTGTAGAATTTACAGGTTCTTTACAAGAAATAAGATACTATAATTCACCACTAACTGAATCAGCATTTAACAATCACACAGCCGCTCCAAAAGCAATAAATGGTAATCACGCTTCAGCATCATTTACAGATTTAGCATTTAGATTAAGATTAGACGATAATAAAAATTTATCAACATCATCAGACTTGATGAATATAGCACCAGACCAATCTTTATTCGCACAAACAAGTAGTGCTTATCAAAGTGGTAGTGCTGTAGGATTTAGTGCAAACACATTTAGTAATGTAGAACAAGAAGAAAAAACTTTATTGCCAAATATTGGTATTGGTAGAAAAACAAATACAAAAGTTAGAATTGAACAAAATTATATACCAACTAGTTCAGTAGATGGATTAAAGAGATTAAGTTTTGATGAAAGAGTTGAGATTGGTTCATACGATACGATGCCAATTGACTCAAATAGACTTGGTGTTTTCTTCTCACCAACTGATGTAATTAATCAAGACATTATTGAATCTATAGCAGATTTAGACATAGAAAAAGAAATTGGAGACCCAAGAGATGAAAAAGAATTCTTTTATAGAGGACTTAGAAAATTAGCAGAATCTTATTTCCAAAAATACAAAGGAACAAATAACTTTTGGGATTATATGAGATTGATAAAATACTATGACCAATCAATATTTGAACAAATTAAAAAAGTAACACCAGCTAGAGCCAAAACAACTTATGGTGTTGTTATTGAACCAACAATTTTAGAAAGGTCAAAGAATATAATTTTAAGAGATGAGTCATTTGAAAACTTACAAAAAGAGGGTGAAATAAATGTTGGATTATTAGAAGCAACACAATCAGCAAATAGACCTGTAGCTTCAATAACATCATCAAGACTTGATTACTTTGGAACAATATCAGAAAGTTTTTCACACGAACCATCAGTCTATTTAATAAAAAGTGCATCAATATCATCTTCTGGTGGTAATTTATATGAAGACAGAAGATATTTAGAAGCAAATGTAGAATTTGGTAGAAGATTATTTATATCATCAAGTAGAGTAACTTACACACCACAACTTTCAAGTAGTAGAGTTTATTCACCAGATGTATTCTTTACTGAAGCAGTTTCAACATTTATATCAAGTTCAAGAGAACACCCTATATTAGAAGAAAGAGAAATATTTTATATGACTGGTTCATCAAGTAGTTCAATAGAAAGTGGCCCAATATCAAACTTAGGAAGTTTAAATGATACGATTTATGCACCATATTCAAGTTCAAACATTATAGCATATTCATCATCACTTAAAGCCGCAAGAGTTCAACTACCAACTGACTACATAAGTGGTCTTGAAAGAGCTTTTATAGGAACTAAAAATACAAGTAAAACAACTCTTGACGGAGAACCACCATTTATTATTAAACAATCACCAACAACAGCTATAGTTTCTACACAAAAAACACAAGATACAGGTGCTGGAACCGGTGGTAAAAGACTAGAAGTCAGAAAAGTAAGTGGATAAAAATTAATTTAATTAAAAATTTGACTTTCATATATTTATAATTGACACCGAAAAGTTTCAAAAATGAAAATCAAAAAAACAATACATAGGAGTATTTAAATGGGAGTTTTAGATAACACATCCGTAACAGTAGATGCTATTTTAACAAAAAAAGGTCGTGAAAAATTAGCAAAAGGTGAAGGACAATTTAGAATAACAAAATTTGCATTAGGAGATGATGAAATAGATTATAATCTATATGATATCACACACCCAAATGGTTCTAATTTTTATGGACAAGCAATAGAAAATATGAATTTATTAGAGGCAGTTCCAGACCAAAATTTGTCATTAAGATTTAAACTAGGTGATATAATTACAGGTCCTGGTGGAAGTGAGTCAACAGCAACATTATTGGTTGCACCAACTCAAATAACACTTAGAAGTAATCAAAGGTCAATAACATTTACACCTACATTAAATGGGTATAATGGAACACCAAGTTTTAGTTTTTCATTGAATGGTCAAAGAGTTGGACAATTTTTAAGACAAACATCTTTTGACCCAGCAACCGGAGCTCTTGGAATTGAAGCTTACAACTTCCCAGCTACTACACAAGAGTTTTCAGTAACTATTAATGAAACTAGTGGAACTGGTAAAGATGTTCAAGCTATAATAAGAGTATTACCAAGTGGTGATTCTGGACCAGATAGATAAGGAGATATAAATGTCATTTGAAATATTAGATTTAGAAAACGATATAATAACAGAAGAAGAAGTTAGTCTTACTTCTGGTATATGGTCTGAAGGAGCAGGAACTTTAACAAGTTTCTTCACATCATCAGTTCAATCAAGTTCCAACGGACAATACTTTTTACAAGTATTTAACAAAGTCCCTTCCGATACTACATCTGCAAAACAATTCTCAATTCTTTACGGACACAAAGGTGGTAGTGGTTCGTTAGGTAAACCTGGTGTAACAGGAAATAGAGAAACAGCAACCGTGTATGGTCAGTTCTTAAATTTAACCCAACCACCAGAAACAGAAGAATTTACTTTTGGACAAGGAACATCAGGAGTTTCTCAACAAATTTATGTTATATCATTTGATAGAGCTCGTTCAAGAGAAAAAGTTGACCCTGGTAATTGGGAATTACAACTAGCTGGTGGACAAGTTAATGCTTCTAATAAGAAAACAATTAAACTTATTGATGATAGTTCAACAAGTGTAACCACAGTAAATGATGCTGGAATAACAGAATACAATGTTGTTTCCGGTTCTATTCAAGGTGGTTCAACAATTATTCAAAAAGCGGCAGCTTCTGAAGGAACTGATAGTGGTTCTTATGGTAAATTCTATCCAGATTTAGGTGTTATTATTTTAAACGCTACAAGACTACAAGTTAGTGATTTAGGAGACCCAACAGACGCTATTGGTGGTGCAGGGCCAGGAAGGTCAGCACTATTTGAATTAGGTAGAACAGCTACAGACTATACAGCTTCAAACACATTGTTTAGTCCAGCTTCACATAGTTTACATAGAATGTATCACGCTATATCATCAGGTTCTTTATTCCAAGCTCGTAGAGAAGAATTAGTATCTTCAACACATTATTTTTGTAGAGTAAAAAATAGTAGATTTAACAAAAGTAATAATCCAACTTGGTCAAGTGGTTCATCAACATTACCATTAGAAATATTTAGAGATGGTAAAGAAAAAACTTACATCACAACCGTAGGTCTTTATGATGATTCAGATGATTTACTAGCTGTAGCAAAACTAAGTCAACCAATATTGAAATCAAGAAGTAGAGAAGCACTTATTAAAGTTAAACTAGACTTCTAATAGGATATATCAACAATGGGTATTTACAAAACATTAAACCCGGAAGATGTATCACTTAGGTCATTTCAAGTTCATAAGGAATTTACATTTACAAATAACGATAGTGGTAGTGGAGTTTATGGACTTCGTGCAATAAGTGGTAGTAATTACAACTTTAATTTAGGTTCATCTTCTACAATATCACAAAGTTTCGGAGAATACAATTCCCTTTCAGCCTCATTAGGAAAACAACCATATATCGCAACATACTATAATGTTCCACTTTGGAATATGATACACAGAAAATTCTATTTTGATATCAATGTAGCCGATACAAACAATGTCAATACAGAACATTGGTTTAAATCAGGTGCTCCAAGTGATGCTAGTGCAATAGTAGAAAAACCTTTTCAATTACATACGGTTTTTCAATATAAATCAAGACAACTAAATGGTAATGCATCAGTCATTACTATTCCACGACAATTCTTTGGTGAAGAAATCAAACCAGGTTCAATAACAATTTCAGACAACAGCACAGACGCTACTAAAACATTAGTAGATGACGGACTTGGTAATATTTACGATAATGCTTATTCTTCATCTTACGCTATCGCATCCGAATCATTTGGACCAGAAGGAAGTAGTTTAACCGGTAGTGTTATTGGTAATGTTATGTATGGTCAAGGACTAATTGTCATAACAGAAACAGGTTCTTATAATAGAGTTGGTTCAACAAGTGGTTCAGATGGTTGGAGTGTTTCGTTTAAATCAACACATACAATTTACGAAAGAGAAGTATTTTGTAATGTTGAAAGAGGTAAATTTTTACAAAGTAATAATCCAACAATAACACCAGGTAATAGTGGTAGTCAATTTATACCTAGTCATTTGTTTAGTGGTAGTTATTCAATAGGTCATAGATTAGTAAGTCCATTGTATCCAGCAAGTTCTTCTTTTAAAACAAAAGAAATTACTGATTATTTTGGAAACACATATCTAACAAATGACACTTATAGAGGGACAGGTTCTTTAAAAGATTTTGCAACAGGTTCTAATTTCGCACCATACATCACGACTATTGGATTATATGATGATGACAATGAATTATTAGCACTTGGTAGATTAAGTAAACCGATTAAAAACGATAAAGAATTAGATATAAGTTTTATACTTAGATTTGATGTATAATAATCAAAAATTTTATATTTATAATTGTAGATATGCCAAATAGGAAAGCAAAAGATAGAAAAGAACGAAGACGAAAACTCAATGAAAAATGGGCAAGAGAGGGTAGAACTGCAAACCAACACAAAAAATATAAAGCCAAATTAAAAAAATTAGGTATTAATCCAAATCAAATGGGGTATAGATAGATGAACGAAGCTCCAAGAATACCAAGAAAAAAAGGACAACATAGAGGTTCATCTAAACATTCAGATTTATACACAGATGAAAATCCAAAAGGAACAATCAAAGGTTTAAAATTTGCAACCGTTAAGGATGCA